TGAAGCTGATACAGCAAGATTCCAAGGTAGAATGGCAAGAGCTGCTGCTAAACAAGCTCAAATAAAAACCATTACTTCTGCTGCTACAAGTTTTTATACTATGAATCCAAATACAGGTTCATCTTTACTGGGAGGACAACAGTCTTTTGGTGGTCAATATGGTGGTATAACAGGTGGGAGCTTTGGAGAATAATGCCTAAAATACCTACCTTTACATCTCAAGCAAGAATGACTGCAGAAACTGGACAGCAAGCTCCTGTAATACAACAAGATTTGTCTAAGACTATGGCTTCTGCATTTGCACCTGCTATAAAAACTATTTCTGATTTTGCTGTAAAAGAAAAAAAAATTCAAGATAAAGCAGAAGCATTAGATTTAGAAAACCAATCTATTATTGAATTAAATACTGCTACTCAAAAGGCTTCTAAGTTATTAAATAAAGAAGAAGCATTTACATTTTTAAGGTCTGAGAGTGCTAGAATTAAAGAAACTTTTGGAGCTAAAGCAAGTAGTTCTTCTGTAAGAAATATATTTAATAATAATTATTTACTAGAAGAACAAAAAGGAATTTATAAAACAGATAACGCTGTCTATAAAAATATTGTTCAACACAGTAACAATCAAAAAGAAATTAAACAAGAACGATTGATTAAAGACGCTTTATTTGGAGAAAATCAATTATCAAGAGAAACTTTATACAATTCTTTAATACAATTAGAAAATGATGATTTAGTTCAAGATGCTGATACTAGAGCTAAAAACATTGCACTAATTCCAAGAAAAATAGATTTTTTTACTGCTAAACAAGCTATTAATGAAGATCCAGTAGAGGCACTTAGACAATTTAAAGATACAAAAAATAATTATGTAAATTTAGATGCTGATACTTTAGGTACATTAATTAGAGATGCTAAAATTAAAGCAGCTCCTGAAGTTAGAGATAATGTAAGTAACTATTTAGCAGCTAAAGAAGTTGGAAAAGATTTAAACATTAATGAAGAATCTATTCAAGATGTTTTAGGAGATGATGCTTTTAAACAATTTAAAGAAACTCAATCTGGTTTACAAAAAATTTCTGAATTAAATAAAGAATTATTTACTTCTAAAAAAGGAGAAGAATCAGCTATTGTAGATAAATTTGTATTAAGACCAGAAAATTATGCGGAAGATTTAAAGTTAAGACAAAAATTAATATTTAACTTAGAAAAAAAACAACAATTAATAAAAGAAGATCCTGCTTCTTTAATTATGGGTTATAACCCTAATGTTAAACAAAAATACAACGAATATAATGAAGAGCAAGATCCTGCATTAAAATCAGAAAAACATAAAATATTTATTTCTTCTGTATACGAAGCACAAAAAGAAATGGGTTTATCTTCTGACCAGATTAAAGTTATTCCTGCTGCTGGCTCTAAAGAAATGGTTAATAAATATAATGATTTAGATGTTAATGGTAAAATAGGTTTCTTAAAAGTATTAGAAAATGATTATGGAGATCTTTATGGAAAAGCCATACTTCAATTAAGTGGTGATAAACTTCCTATTACTGCAGAGCTTGGTTCTTATTTTGGAGATAAGTTATTAGCAACTGAAATGATTAGTATTGATACAAAAGAAGAAAGAAAAAGATTAGATAGTTTTATAAGTAAGACAGGTGATATATCAGTTACCAAAAAGACAATTCAAAAAGCAGTTATGGATGACCTTGAGGATTTTAGAAAAACAGTAATGACTGGAAATCCTTTTGATACCAGCATAGCAAATAAAAAATTAGAAAATATGGAAGAGGTGCTTACCTATCTTGCTATTAATAAAATGTCTACAGGAGCAGCAAGTATGAATGAAGCTGTTTCTTCCGCAACTAAACATATTAAAGAAAATTTTCTTTTAAAAGAAACTTATCACATTCCAAGAATTGTAGGAGATAAAAAATTAGATCCTGTTGTACAGGAATTTATTGCAGATAAAGCTGAAATTATACAAAGCGATTATTTAGAATTATTTAATCCAAAAAGTTTTAAATCTGCTAACAAAGCAATATCTGCTGATGAAAAACTTATTGATGAAAAAATGATGGAACAAATGAAAAGTAAAGGAGTGTGGTTAAACACTGCTGATGGAGAAGGTTTAGTATTTGCGGTTAAATTTAAAAATGGATCTTTTGGTTTAGTAGAAAATGAAGATGGTGAATTGTTAAGATTTGATTTTACTGACACTACTTATAGACTTCCGGGTACAGGAATTAATGGTAAAAAGGAAATACTTATTGATTTAGAAAGTAAGCAATCAATAATAGATCAACAAAATACAGGAGCTTAATATGGCTGCAATAGGATTTGGTCTTAATGTAAATGAAGATGCTGCCGAAACTGGTTTTGACCAATACTCTATTCCTTGGGATGAGGCATTAGGAGCTGTCGCTGAAGAGACTTGGACTTATAACCCTGTTTCTTCTGGAATTAGATTAACAGAATTATACAATAACAGAAATGAAGAAACAGATGAGCCTCTTATTCCAAGAGATATTTTAAATGAAAAATATACTCAAGAAGGTTTATTTTTTGAAGAAGATGAAAAACAATCTACTGTAGATATTCTTTTAGAAAGAAAAAAAGAAGAGCAAAGTAGAAAAGATATTATTTCCAGAGGACCTGAAGCATCTTGGAATCCATTTAATTCTGGTTTTTATTATGGTGCTGCAAAATTAGGAACTTCTCTCGCAGTATCTTTGGTTGATCCTATTAACTTAGCTTCTGCTTTTATTCCTGTAGTGGGTCAAGCAAGATTTGCATGGCTAGCAGGTAGAACCAGTTTAAGAACAGCTAGAGTATTGAGAGGTGTTGGTGAAGGTGCAGTTGGTGCTGCATTAGTAGAACCTTTAGTATATGGAGCTGCTACTTATGAGCAGGCAGATTATACTCTTAGAGATAGTTTTTTAAATATTACTTTTGGAGGTATTCTTGGAGGAGGACTTCATGTAGGTGCGGGTGCTTTAAGAGATTTTAGAACTAGGTCTAAGTATAATAAAAAAATTGAAGAAGGTAGAAAAATTGCTGAAATTGATGATGCGATAGAAGGAGAGTTAAATCTTTATAAAGAATACTATCCTGAAAATGGTGCTTTTATGAAAGCATTAGAAGATGCAGATCCTGAAACTCATAGATTGTTATTACAAAAAGCATTAGGAGATATGCTGGACGAACAGCCTGTTAATGTTAAAGAAGTTGCTGATTTAGATCCAAGACTTGCAGAGGCGCAAGCATTTGAATCTACTATTAACGAATTAAATAGTACAACTTCCACTTCTACTTTAAATAAATTAATAGAATTAAGAGATAACTACAAACCAGTTACAGAATTAGAATCTAAACTAGCACGATTACAAGGTAGATTAAAAAGAATAGATCCTTCTAAAAAAGAATATAAAAAAATACAAAATAAAATCAATAGATTAACAGACAAAATAAATGCTAAAAAAACTGTAATAGACGAAGCACAAGCAAAGAATAAAATTCTTACTAATGAATCATCTGGTAGAACTGTAAGAGTAAACCCTGCCGAAACTGAATTAAAAAACTTTGAAGAATCCGTGCAATCAAAAGATATTAATGATAGAGATTATGATATAGATATTGAAAATGTATCTTCTCAAGTTAATGAATTAAGAGCAAGACAAAAAGATTTGGATATTGATGATGTGGTTAATGAAATAGATGAAGCTACAGGATCTGTAAAAAATATTGTGGATACAACTACCAAAGAATTAGATGACTTTAATACTAACAAAAAAACAATTAAAGATAAAATTATAGATGCAATTAATTGCGTTAATGGGAAATAATTATGGTTGATAAGTGTATTGTAAGATTAGATAAATTATTAAAAGATTCTTCTATTAAATCAGTAAGAGCTAATGAAATTATTAATGATATTAAGATAGCTCAATCAGAACAAAAAATAACTGGATTAGAAAATAAAGATATTGCAAAAATTTCTGACGATGTTCTGAAAAGACAATTACTTCAAAAGAAAAAAGATAAACTAAATGCTTTTGAAAATGAAATTAAAGTAAGAAATTTAACCTCTTATGTTTTGGAAAACTTTCCTGAAAATCCAGCAGAAGGTTTGCAAGCTATCTTAGTTGGAAGTAATTTGCAAAAACAAGGATCAAGGTTATCTGCAGCAGTTGCGCAAAATGTTCAGTTCAAACAATTAGTTGCAGCTTTTAATGAAAAATTAAGAAGTGCAAATCTAGTTAGTTTTTTTGCCAAATCAAATGAAGCTATAGATAAAAGAGTTAGTAAAGTTATTTGGGATCTTGGAAATGACATTACTCCTGCAGAAAAAAATAAAGATATTCTTGAATTAGGAAAAATCATGCACGAATTTTCAGAAGGTGTTAGAAAAAAATATAATGAAAATGGAGCATTGATTGGTAAACTTCCGGGTTGGGTAGTAAGACAATCTCACGATCCTTTTCAAATAAGAAATGCTGCAGGTGTATTGGGAATGAAAAATTCTAATGTTGTTAAACAAGCAGAAGGAAATTTAGAAAGAAACATGGCTGCTTGGAAAGAGTATATTATTCCTAAATTAGATGAAAAAACTTTTGATGGTTACAAAGGAGAAAATAGAGATACTTTCTTAACGAATGTATATAATTCTTTAGTTCAAAATGAGCAGGTAGTAGCTGATGTTGCTGAAAATAGTTATGGTGGACATGGATCAAATCTTGCAAAAAAAGCAGCCGCTAAAAGAGTATTGCATTTTAAAACTTCTGATGACTGGTTTCATTACAATTCAAAGTTTGGAACAGGTAATTTAAGAGAAGCATTTTTCTCTGGATTGAATGGTGCTGGAAGAAACATTGGATTAATGCAAACTTTAGGAACAAATCCTAGAAATAATTTTAATAGAATTGTAGCTGCGGTTAATAAAAGTATGGTTAATAAAGGTAATGTTTCTGCATCTGAAAAAATTAAAAATTCCAGAGGAACTTTTGAAAATCAATTAGCTGAATTAGATGGTTCAGTAAACATGATTGGAAGTTTTGGTTTTGCTAAATGGTCTGGTATTGCAAGAGCTATTAATTCTATGGCTAAATTAGGTGGAGCAACTATTTCTGCTATTGCTGATATTCATTTATATGGAACAGAAGTAAAGCATCAAGGAAGAAGTTATGTTAGTGGAGTTGCTGAAGCTATGGGTAATTTAGGAAAAATAAAAAACACTAAATTAAAACAAGAAATTGCAGAACAATTAGGTTTTATTGGAGACAATCTTATCTATGATTTAGCTGCTAGATATTCAGTTGGAGACAATCTTAATAAAGGTTTTACCAATGCACAAAGAACTTTTTTTAAATTAAACTTATTAAGTTGGTGGACTAACTCTTTAAAAGAAGGAGCTATGTTAGGAATGGGAAATTATATTGCTAAAAATAGATCTCTTCCTATGCCTAAATTAAATAAAGGTTTACAAAGATTATTAAATTATTTTGATATTGATAATGATCTTTGGGATGTTCTTAGAAAGATGGCTGTAGAAAAAGCAGAAGATGGTACTGAATTTTTTTCTGTTAGGCAAATAGATAATTTACCAGATAATGTTATCAAACAATTAATGGGAAGAAATAAAGTTTCCGCAAGACAAATCTCTTTATATAAAGATTCTTTAAGAACAAAAGTTTCCGGTATGTTTTTAGATAGATCTACTTTTGCAGTTATTGAACCTGACGCAAGAACAAGAGCTATGATGAAACAAGGTACTTTGGCTGGAACTGGATTAGGTGAAGCTATGAGATTTGTAATGCAATTTAAAGCATTTCCATTTGCTATTTTTCAAAAAGCTATGGGTAGAGAAATGTCTAATTTTAAAGCAGGAGATAAAATGGCAGGCATTATGGGTGTTGGAGGTTTAGTAGCTGGTTCTGTTTTATTTGGTTATATGTCTATGACTGCAAAGGATATATTAAGAGGAAAATCACCAAGAGATTTAAGTAAAAGAAAAACTTATTTTCAAGCTATGCTTCAAGGAGGAGGTCTTGGTCTTTATGGAGATATTTTGTTTAATGAAACAAGAACAGGAGCAGAAAAAATAGGTTCTTTGGCTGGTCCTGTAATATCAGATGCTTTCAATGTTATACAAGCATTAGACTATTTAAAGCAAGGAAAGCCAACTAATGCAGGTAGAGTTGCTTATAAAACTGTTACATCAAACATACCTTTTTTAAATTTATTTTATATAAAAACAGCCTTTGATTATGCTATAGGTTACAATATGGCTGAAACATTATCTCCGGGAACTTTAAGAAGAACGGAACAAAGAATGAAAAAAGAAAATGGTCAAGAATTCTTGTTTACAAAACCATCCAGATTGTTTAATGGTTTTTAATATATGACCATATCATCAACTACAGTTAAAAATTCGTACAATGGAGATAACTCCACTACTACCTTTAACTACACATTTAAGGTATTTGCAGATTCTGATTTACAGGTCATTATTCGTTCCGCATTAGGAACAGAAACAGTTAAGACACTTACCACACATTACACAGTTACAGGAGCAGGCGATGCTAATGGTGGTTCTGTTATCTTTACTGCAGGAAACATTCCAGCTTCTG